CAACAAGCGTCAGGCTGCAGTCAACCGTTGGGACGATATCGATGCGGATGGCCAGTATCTCGCCGGCATCGATGGCGTTGTCGCGCGGATTGACACGCGCGCACGCCGCCTGAAGCTCAAGGCGGAGGAGTCTTCTGCCCCCGAACAAGCGGCACTGCCATTCCAGCTGCCCGCTGCCGTGGCCATGGACATCGACGGAACAACGCTCGTCGCCACGCGACAGTTGTCGCGCGTCGAGTTCGAACGCGCCATCGCCATCCGCCGCCTGCAGATCGCGAACGATCAACATGCGCTGCGCGAATGGCGCAACGCGCTGCGCCAGGCGGATCAGTTCTGGAAAGCGCGCCCGGACTGGAGCTTCGGCGAGTGCCTCGATGCGATCTTGGCAAAGGGCGGTTTCGTCCCCGCAAGCGGCGAGGTGCTGGAATGAGCTTGCGCATCCTTTCCGCCGACGAGCGCCTGCAGGAGGCGCAGGGCAAGACCACCATGGCGCTGTTCGGCCCGAGCGGCGCGGGCAAGACCACGCTGCTGAAGACACTGCCGCCCGCGGAGACGCTCTGCATCGATCTGGAGGCGGGCCTCAAGTCCGTGCAGCACTGGCCGGGCGACAGCATCCCGGTCCGGCGGTTCGCGGATGCGGTCGACATTGCCTGCCTCATCGGTGGGGCGAACCCCGCCGCCCAGCCCGACGAGCATTTCTCCGCGGCGCACCATGCGCATCTGCGCGCACAGCATCCCGAGCTGGCGGCGAGGATCGACAGCAAGCGGATCATCTTCGTCGACAGCATCACCGACCTGACCCGTCAGGCGATGGCCTGGGCCAAGACCCGGCCCGAGGCACTGTCGGAGCGCACCGGCAAGCCGGACACGCGCGGCGCTTACGGGGTCTTGGCGCGCGAGGTCATCGGGCTCCTGAAGCACCTCCAGCATGCGCCCGGCCGAACCGTGATCTTCGTCGGCATCCTCGAGCGGCTGACCGATGAAATGAACCGCACCTTCTGGCAGCCGCAGATGGAGGGCGGCAAGGCCGCGCGCGAATTGCCCGGCATCGTCGACCAGGTTCTGACGCTCAGCCTGTTCAGGCAGGACAGCGACCAGGATGGCGAGGTCAGCTGGCAGCACGACGCGGAGAAGGGCCATGCCCGCCGCCTTGTCTGCCAGTCCGGCAATCCGTGGGGGCTGCCTGCGAAGGACCGCAGCGGAAAGCTCGCCCTCACCGAGCCCGCCGATCTCGGCGCGCTCATCAACAAGATCAACCAACCTTCGAAAGGATAAGCGAGATGACCTTCGACATGAACGACGTGGCGCCGCAGCAGTCCGGCGACCTGATCCCCGACGGTACCTTCGCCAAGCTGATGATGTCCATCCGCAGGGGCGGCACGGACGGGATGAGCGAGATCGACCGGGGCTTGCTGAAAGCCTCGAACCAGCCCGGCAGCGATGTGCTGATGGTGGATGCCGAGTTCACCGTGACCGAGGGGCCCTTTGCCCGGCGCAAGTTCTGGCAGAATTTTACCGTGCAAGGCGGCAAGCTCGACGAGCAGGGCCAGTCTGTTGGCTGGAAAATCTCCAAAAGCCAGTTTCGCGCAATGATCGACAGCGCGCTTGGGTTGAACCCGGAGGATATGAGCGAGGCTGCAAAGGCCAAACGTATGCTGCGCGGTCTTGCCGATCTCGATGGCATCACCTTCGTGGCCAAGATCCAGGTCGAGCCGAACCGCAACCCGGCCTACAAGGATGCCAACAAGCTTGACCATGTCGTTCTGCCCACGGCACTGGAATGGCACAAGGTGATGGCGGGCGAGAGCGTCCCGGCGCAGCCATCCCAGCGTCAAAGGCCAGCAGCCACGCCGCCGGTACCGACAGCGCCCGCATGGGGCCAGGCGCAGCCCGCTGCGGCACCGGCCGCTCCAGTCTGGTCAGCATCCGCCTCGCAAGCCGATGCTCGTCCTGCATCTGCCCCGGCTGCCCCGAAGCCCGCGGGCGGTCCGGCTTGGCTCAACCCGTGAGCCCGGACAAATGGCAGGCGCATGTCACCACGGAGTCGGCCCTTGCGATGGGCCGCTGGCTGGAAGCGCGGGGGCGGCTCGACCGCCCCATCGCCAGCCTGACGCGGCGCGATCTGGAATGCATGGCCTCGAACGCCGTCAGCCGCTTCGTCGTGCTCGCCTCCGAGCGCCGGACCGCCGCGCCGGACAAGGAGGTGCGAAGCGCGCTGGACCTGCTGCTGATGGGGTGACGCGCGCCGATCTCGCCCGGCGCGTGCCCTGCGCCCAATGCGGTCGCGAGGCCCGGGGCTTGGGCTACTGCCACGGCCTGCGCTGGGACCTCCATCCTCATTACCGCTTCTGCTCGATGGCCTGCCTGATGGCGGGCTCGGCGAACGCCAAAAGGAACCACGGCATGATCGACAAGACCGACATGGAAACCCGCGCGATCCGCGAGGCGCGCCGCGAACTGGCCGAGGCGCTGACGGAAATGGGGCTGATGGAGCCCTTCTTCGACCGGCCGGCTGAGGACATCGACCGCCTGATAGAAGCCTGCGTGGACGGGTTTCAGGCGTCCATGCAGCGCCAGTCCGACGCCGGCGAAGTCCCTTTTTGATCGGAGCGCGACATGCTCGACCTCAATCACCAGTCCGGCTTCGTCTATGGGCGCCTGCCCACCGATACGGAGCCTCTCGGCGCACGGATCAACAGCTGCATCGACACCGCGCTGGTCGCCGAACGCGCGCATCAGCGCCCCCGCGACTATCTCGGCGCCAGCCGCATCGGCGAGCCCTGCGCGCGCCGCCTCGTCTATGAGTTTACCAGAACTCCAGTCGATCCGGGCAAGGATTTCGAGGGGCGCAGCCTGCGCATCTTCGAGGCTGGCCATGTCTTCGAGGATCTGGCAATCCGCTGGCTGCGGAAGGCCGGGTTCGACCTGCGCACCCAGACCCGCGATGGCGGCCAGTTCGGTTTCGAGACCGCAGGTGGGCGCATCAGGGGCCATGTGGACGGGATCATCGTTGGCGGCCCCGACCTTGATATCCCCTGGCCCATGCTCTGGGAACACAAGGCGCTGAAGGCCTCAAGCTGGACCGACACGGTCAAGAGAGGCGTGCGGGTCTCGAAGCCCGTCTATTTCGGTCAGTTGCAGATCTACATGGCCTATATGGCGCTGGATGCCGCGCTGTTCACCGCGCTAAACAAGGACACCTGCGAACTCTACCACGAGCATGTGACCTTCGACGCGGCCGCCGCGCAGGCGCTCTCGGACAAGGCCGTCCAGGTGCTGCGTGCGGCAGAGGCCGGCGATCTGCTGCCCCGCGTTGCGGCCCATGCCGATTTCTATCTCTGCCGCTTCTGCCCCTACAGCGCGCGCTGCTGGTCGGAGGGTCAGCGATGACCATCACCGTCTCCGAGGCGCAAGCAAGGGCCATTTCCGTCATTCGGGACTGGTATCTCAACCGTCGCCACCAGCAGCAGATCCTGCGGGTGTTCGGCTATGCCGGCACCGGGAAGACCACGATCACCAATCTCGCCATGCAGGCGCTTGGCCTCGAGCCCATGACGCCCGGAGGCTTGGGTGGCGTGCTCTTTGCCGCCTTCACCGGCAAGGCCGTTCTGGTGATGAACCGCAAGGGCACGCCGGCGCAGACCATCCACAGCCTGATCTACCGCTTCTCCGAGGCCACACCCGAGGAGATTGCGCGTGTGACCGCGGATCTGGCGGCGCTGGAGCGCGATCTGCCACGGATGGGTCCGGGGGAGCGCGGGTTCGCCGAAGCGCAGATCGCCCAACTCAAGCTCCGTCTGGATCACATCCACGAGCCGCAATTCGTCCTGAACCCGCAATCCGATCTGCGCGATGCCGATCTGCTGGTTCTCGATGAGGTGTCGATGGTGGGCACGAAAATGGCGGAAGACCTGCTGGCCTTTGGCAAGCCCATCCTGGTGCTGGGGGATCCGGGGCAATTGCCGCCCGTCAAGGATGAGGGGTTCTTCGTCAAAGGCGAGCCGGACGTCATGCTGACGGAAATCCACCGCCAGGCGGCTGACAGTCCGATCCTGCGTCTGGCCACCATGGCACGCGAGGGCCAGTCCATTCCCTTCGGTGCCTTCGACGACAATGTCTGGAAGATGTCGCGCCATGAGGTGACGCCCGCGCAGCTCTTGCGCGGTGGCCAGGTGATCTGCGGGACCAATGCCATGCGGCGCCGGCTGAACATGGCGATGAAACGGGCCGCCGGCTTTGCCGCGGACTACCCCACGGGCGCAGGCGAAAAGATCATCTGCCTGCGCAATCGCCACGATCTCGGGCTGATCAACGGCATGTTCCTGACGCTCAGCGCCGTGAAGCCGCACCCGCATAATCCACGCGCCTTCCGTGCCGAGATCGAGACCGAGGATGGCGCGGTGATCGGGGTCGCGCAGGATTTCTGGCGCGGCGAATACGATGACCACCTCCTCCTCGACCCGAACCGCAACCGTCACGAATGGTCCCTGCGCCGTGGTCTGATCGAGAGCAGCTGGGGCTAC